ATAAAAATTGCATTGATTTCACATCTTTAACAATAAAATAAAATGGCTGATTTTCTTTTAGCAATAAGACCTGTCCTCTCAATTGAAGGATATTCTCAAAACAAACGCACTGGGTATGTAAACGACAAAGACGATGCAGGAGGGGAAACGATCGGGGGAATAGCGCGTAACTTTTGGCCGAACGAACTTGTGTGGAAGTACGTTGATATTGCTAAAAAAGATAAAGTTAATTTCCCCAAAAATCTAGGCGCAATACCAGGATTAGATGACAGCGTATTGAGTTTCTACCTAAGAAACTTTTGGAATAAGATAGGCGGCAACGGTATAAAGACTCAACCAATTGCCGGAGTATTAGTCAACGCTGCTGTGAATCTCGGAATACCACCAGCTATAAAGATGGCAGAAGGTTTGGTACACGTAAAACAAGACGGTGTGGTTGACCCAGAACTTATATCAAAATTAAACGCCTTATGAAAAAAGTAATTTTGCTGTTACTATTATCTATCAATTTTGCAGCGTGTTCCCCTAAACAAATTCAGACATTGTCTTTTGACAAGCCGCTGAAAGATTCAATCATTACGCTAAAAGCTAAAAATGACACTTTATTGTATTCGACATATAAACTTCAAGAGGTCATAGCTTCGCAACAAAAAAAGTTAGATTCTTTAAACAATGCCATAAATGAATACAAATTGAAAACGTTTATGTCTACCAGCGATTTTATAGAATTGTATAAATTCTCTTGGTTGTTAAGATACTATAATTTGTGCAATAAAAAACCAACATATTGGAAATATTATAAGGGGTGGTCTACTCGCGTGTTTGAAGCTCAAAATAAAAATTACAAGCCGACGGATTATGTGCCTGACGCAACATTAATACCAGGATTTAAATAAGAATATTATGAAGGGGAAAATTATTGTTTACTTGATAAATTTTTGGGAGGACTTGAAGAAAGAGACTCCTAAAATATATCAATGGTTTTGCGGGATATTAATAGCGCTAAGCGCGACCGCAGTTTCAGTTTCTTTATCGTTCATGGCGTTGCCTGAAAAGTTTCAAACATTTATTCCGGAATCAGTTTTGCAGACTGTTGCGGTATTATCTTTAGTCGGGGCTCTTTTTGCGAAAAAGAAAAATACTTTAGAAGAAAAATAAATAATTTCATTTGAGCAGCTATAATAAGGTCAAGAGTTACAAAATAACTTTCTTGACCTTTTTTTATGGAACGAGTACTCAAAGACGATTTTAAATTTTGGTGTCCAGTAGCAATCGAAAAAGCTATTGACGAAACTACGGGCGTTGAAATAATGCGGCTTGGCGGTATCGCCTCAACAATGGACAAAGATTCAGACGGCGAGTTCTTAGACCCAAAGGGGTTTGACATAGAACCTTTAATGAAGAGCGGAACCGTAAATTGGCACCATCAAGCTAAGGGAGCTCCCGCTACAATCGTAGGCGAACCGAGCAAAGGTGAAATTAGACCTGAAGGTTTATACATTGAAACTGATTTGTATCCCTCTAGCAAGATAGCTCGTGACGTATATGAGCTTGCTCTTACATTAGCAAAGGATAGCAAAACCCGCCGTCTCGGTTACTCAATCGAAGGTAAAGTTCTTCAAAGAAAGTCAAACGACAAAAAATCCCCCGATTATAAAATTATTACTAAGGCAAGCATCACGGGAGTTGCCATAACACACCAACCTAAAAACGCTCAAACGTTTGCTGACATTATCAAGGGCGAAGGTTCAGATCCTGAAGAAGACGAAGAAGAAAAATCGATGGACACTACTTCAGCTGCTCCTCTGGTCAAAGAATCTGTAGATAAGAAAGTAAAGAACCAAACTTTTTGCAAGTCAGAAGTCATGGAGCGTATCTTTATAGACATACCAACTATTAATATTGAAAAAGCAGAAAAAATATATTCATTGCTACTAAAAATTTCAAATATGAATGATAGAAAAACAGTTACCGATGCTGATATCGAAAAAGCATATGAAGTTCTAGGTCTTGATATTGAATCAAGTCCTGAAACGATTGTAAAAGCCGAAGAAGCGGAAACAAAAGAAGAACCAGCCAAAGAAGCTGAAGAAACGGCAGCTGAAGAAGCTAAAGAAGAAGCTAAAGAAGAAGTGAAAAAGGCTGAAGAAAATGAAGAAGTGAAAAAAGAAAATCGCTTTGACACGATTGAAAAAGCCATCGCCGATTCTCACAAACAAACCAAAAATTTCATTACTGCTGCTGCCGTTCTTATTAAAGAATGTTCTCAAAAGCTTGACTCGTCCGCTATACGTGAAGCCGAATTATTGGACGTCATCAAAGGCAACGAATCAACTATTTTAGGGCTGAGTCAACAACTTGAAGAATTTGGTTCTTCATCGCCAGCTCCAAAATCATTACGCAACACCGCAGCAGTCGATAAGAATTTCGCTAAAGCGGGGGACAATGACTTCAATGAAAAACCAGCTGAAGATGGACTTCAACGCGTCAGTATGAAAAATCAGAAAAAGGCGATAGCCGCTATTTTGGATGAAGCAACTTTCCAAAAGGGCGGATACGACGAAGAATACGGAGCGGCTTGTACCCATTTTGAAGCAAACAAAAATCTCCCCGAAGCAATTATTAACCGCGTTAAGCGCGAATTTGGAATTCAAATTGTAGCATAAAATAAAAATAAAAACAAACAAAAGATGGAAAAATTATCAATCAATCTTTCTGATTACGGATACGCCGCTGGTAATGACGGTTACGGATCTTCTTCGGGGGAAAGCGTTGACGCTCTGAATAAAGCGTTAAGTGCTGGCGAAACTACTGGTCGTGAAAACACCGACATGGCGGATGCTTCCGGAGCTCCGTTGAAAGTTGAGTCTTTGGAAAAAACTTTAAAACATATCACTTTCAAGGAATCTGATATTCGTTTGTGGAAAGACATACCAAAGAAAGCTGCTTTCAATACAGTGGAAGAATATAACCAACAGACCAGCTATGGCCAGGATCGCGGTGGTTTTAATGCCGAAGGTGAACTTCCGGATGAAGAAGACTCGACTTATGTACGTCGTGCTCAATTGGTGAAATATCTTGGAGTTACCAAGAGCGTCACTCACCAAATGACTTTGGTAAATACCATGATTGGTAACGTTATGGAACGTACTATCAAAGACGGTACTCTTTGGATTCTTCGCAAGTTGAACAAATCTCTTTATTTCGGTGACGAAAGAATAATCCCTCAGGAATTTAATGGGTTTATAGCTCAACAGATTCAGTCTGATGCTTGGGCTAACTTCGGAGCTTATATGGATTCTGAACATATCGTGGATTTACGCGGTAAAGCTTTACAAGAAGATTCTATCGAAACTGCTGCCAATACCATTGTGGAAAATTACGGTTTAGGAACTCAGATTTATGCACCTCCTGCAGTATTGAGTAACTTCGTGAAAAACTTCTACGGTAACAAATTCATCCAACCAAATACTGCTGCCATGTCGAATGGTATCATGGGACAGAAAGTTCAGGCTTTTGATTCTCAATTTGGTCAGATCGGTTTGAACCACGACGTGTTCTTCAAGAAATTACCTTTCCGTACTTCTTTGAGCGCAGCCAATTCAGTAGCCGCTCCAGCAGCTCCAATTTGGGATGCAACTACTCCTATCGCAGTATCAGGTGCCGTTGCTTCAAGCAAGTGGTTCTCTACTGACGCAGGAGCTGTATATTATGCCGTTACCGCTTTGAACCGCAAGGGTGAATCAGCATTGTCAATTTACAACACTGCAGCAGTAACTGCCGTTGTCGGAGCCGCTTGTGATTTGAAATTTACTACTGGTGGTGGAATTAATGCCGCAACAGGTTACAGAATTTATCGTACAAAAAGAGGCGGTTTGGCAAGTGGCCAGTTCTTCCCATTGTTCGATGTTTCTTTGGACGATTTGAATCGCGGTTATGATGGCGCAGCCGCTGGAAGCATTCGCGACAACAACCGTTTCTTGCCTGACACGGACCAAGCGATGATGCAACAGTTCGACAACGAGGTTATTGAGTTCGCTCAGTTGGCTCCGCTTATGAAAATGGATTTAGCAGTATTATCGCCAGCGTTCCGTTTCATGATTCTAATGTACGGTACGCCGTTCTTGTACGCACCAAAGAAAATGGTTCGTTTCATCAACATTGGAACTTCCTTGGTATAAAACAAAAATTGTATAATCGAAGAAGAGGGGTCGGGGTCTTGCCCTTTCCCCTCTTTTTTTTAAAAGTAAAAATTATGAAAATTCAATCAAAAAAAATTACTAATTGTAAATTGATTATTCCTTTTGATGGTCTTGTAACAATTGACGCTGAAGGTCAAGTTGAAGTATCAACTCAAGCTGCAAGAACATTGCTTTTGCAAACCGAAGATTGGGAAGCAATCGTAGCCGAAGTCAACACCGCTGACATTGAAGATAAGTCAGAAGAAGAACAAGTAATGTCTTCAATCAAAAAGATGACCATGCCGGAAATGATAGCGTTGGCTGAAGGAGCTGGATATCCAGAATCTGAATATGTGAAGTTCAAAACAAAAGACAAGTTGATGCAAGGGTACTTAATCAAAAAGTACAATGATTTGAAACTTGAAGCTGATTTGGCTGAAGAAGACAAACAAGCTGAAGAAGACAAACAAGCTGACGAAGAAAAACCTGAAACGACTGTTGAAGAAAAACTTGAAACGACTGTTGAAGAAAAACCTGAAGAAGTTAAATAACATTTAGCCTGATATACCGCCATGCCAAAACTTAAGCTGAAAATACAATACAACAAGAACGAAGGGTTAATTATGAGTCCTTCTGAATTGATAGAAAATTACTTATTTGGAATACCTATGAGTAACAATGACGGTAGAGTATTGTCAGTTCAAGCTATTAAAAACCATATCGCGAACGCACAACAAAAGATTGAAAATTTGTTTAGTATAAAACTTACTAAGCAGGTGATTGAAGAAAGTCGTGATTTTGTTCGTGAAGAATTTAATTGCTGGGGGTATATCAGGACAATGTACCCGATTGTATCGGTAGACGGGCTTCGCGGATATATAAACGACGTTTGTCAAATAACATATCCTAAAGAGTGGATATCTCTTAAAAAAATATCTCAAGTTGCGATATACCGCAATATATATCTAATTGCTAATATGGGTGGTGGTTCACAAATGAATCAAAACTCATTAGTTTTCAACGGAATTTCACCAAGCATGGGGTGGTTCGGTCAAAAATTTATACCTAACTATTGGAGAACGTCATACGTAACAGGTTGGGATATAACGCCAAAAGATTTATTCGATTTCATTTCAAAGATGGCGGCGGTAAGCGTTCTCAGTATAATAGGAGATGTTTTGTATGGGGTTGGGATAACTAACATCCAAGTCAGCTTAGACGGAGTTTCTCAAAACACACCGTTATCTAGGTCTGCGGCTGGAGGTCTCTTCCAAGGCAGAATAAAGCTATATATCGAGGAAATGAAAGACGCCTTCCCTAACATTAAAAATCAATACCGAGGAATAACTTTTGAAGTTCTATAAACATGAAAAATAAAAGCATTGTAACTAATCAATTGCCAATTGTGACTACTCCTAAAGAGTTTGTTGACCCACAACCAGTTTGGCGAGTTGGTGACTTCAATGAATTAATCGATAACCACGGGTATGAAGCATATATAGACCGCGCACTTCGTTGTCCTTGCAATGAAAAATCAGGGGGTCAAGCTTTATCTACTTGTCAAAACTGTTCTGGAAGAGGTTGGGTATTTGTAGACCGAAAACTAACTCGGGTAGTTTCACAGGGCATGAACAATGCGAAGCGGTTTAAAGACTTCAGCGAAATAAATCAAGGAACAGCTAAGATTACTACGAGGGGAATTGATAAGTTGGGTTTTATGGACAGAATAATCCTTATAGAATTAGAGGCGTATTATTCAGAAGTATTAAGACCAATTCTTTTCGGCGGTGAAATAATATCATACCCAATTTATGAACCGATAGAAATAACTAACATATATTTGTTTGTGTCGGATGACAAGCCGTTATTGCCTCTCACGAATAAACAATACACCATAAAGGGCAATCGAATTTCGTTTGACTTGGGAATACAAGATTTAATAGAATCTAGAGATATGGCGGTAAAAGATTTGCCTATATCAATTACAGTTCGGTACTCTTATGCTCCTGTATACCATGTTCTAGATGCTAATAGGGAATTAATGAAGGTAAGGGAAAGGAATGAATCGCTTTCCGATGAAAGGCTCACAGCAATGCCTATAAACGTTACCTGCCGCAAAGCACATTATATGTTTGATGCGCAAAAATTCGGAGTTGAAATATTCGATAATACAATATACGAATGAAACCGATAGAATTAGATTTAACTGGGTTAAAAAATCAATTCGGTTTATGTGCTACCGATATAAATTTGTTAACGGAAATATGCGTTAACGAAGTCGCCGCAGCCGTATATCTTAATTGGGTATCTTTGGCTAAACAAAATCTAAAATCCACACTTCCTGAATATCTTCAAAACCTGCACAAAGTAGATAAAGGAAGGTTTGAAAAGCAAATAGTCTTAACAGGGGTTATGCCTACTATGTTGGAGAACGGAGCTTCCGCTTTTGACATGAAAGCGGGGTTCATGAAATCAGCTAAGATTAAAAACACAGTTCCCGTTTATAACAAAAAGGGGATGATGATAAAACCAGCTGGTTGGTATCTGACAATCCCATTCCGTATTGGAGTGCCGGGGACATTAGGGATGGCGGGGTTTGCTGGACAAATACCTCAAGAGGTTTACGATTTAGTACTGAAGCAATCTAAAGGTGAACAACTCCCTGCCTCAAGCGTTCCATCCCCATATAATATTCCGCAATCAAGAGCAGAAATAACGGCTCCTAAATCTTCAGCAATATTATTCGCCGAGTACCAACACAAAAATTCTTTGTATGATGGGTTAGGTAAGAGGACTGGGGTTTACGCTAATTCAACTCAAAATACGTACGGAACGTTCAGACGCGTGAGTTCAAATTCAGACCCAATGAGTTGGATACACAAGGGGCTAAAAGCTTTGCATTTGTCAGAAGAAGCTATTCAAATAACCGACGTAGACACAATAGTGAACAACGAATCTATGAAATATTTAGACGCAACATTATGAACGCAATAACAATTCCAGAAATAATAATTTACAACACTCTTGAAACTATAAAAAAGGTATTGAAGGACGATATTGTTGAAAATGTAGCCGATTCTAAAAAAAGTATATTGTACCGAATGCTCGGAGAAAATTCGGACGGGCAACCGATTAGATTAAACAACTATAATTACTTTGAACAAGCAAAAAGGATATTTTCAAAAACTCAATTTTTAAGCGTTAATTTTGGGTACAATTTTCAAGTAGCAAAAGATTTATCGTTGCATATAATGTTGCCCGCCGAATCATCTTGCGATAGTTCAATAGGTCTTGGTGAAGGTTATATCACTGAAACAGAAACCGACTCAGTAGGCAACGAAATAAAAAGAGAAACGCTTACGCAAATGATGGAAAGTAATTATCAAATCATGATATCAGGCGATAACTCCAGCGAAGTTTCAGTGGTTTATAATGTATTAAAATCAATGTTGCTTATATTATCCCCGCACTTGGAACTTTTGGGGTTGAGGTTGCCAAAAATATCCGGAAATGATGTAATGATGCAAGACGATTTAATACCAGTAGCAGTATTCCATAAGGTACTAAATTTATCTTTCAAATATGAATTAACCGTTCCAAAAACAGTGTGCGATGAAGTGATAAAAAACTTCGTATTTAAAGGTAAGATGTTTGAACAAGTAGTAATATAAACAAAATAAAAATTATAATTATGAGTACAGTTGTTAATTTTCAGGGCAAGAACTGCATAGAACCAGGAAGTTAT